GTTTGGATTTGTACCTAAACTATATGTATTGTTTAGATCAGGAACAATATTAGATGCAACTTCTGCTGCAAACACAACGTTGTCTGTATCTGCATCACCAAGTGTAATACTTCCGTCTGCTGTAATGTTTCCTGTAGCATGAATGTTTCCTGTTACATTCATATCTCCTATGACTTGAACAATACCAGTGCCATTTGCTGTTAATTCTAAATTAGTATTAGAAACATTAGTTGTAATTTGGTTATTTTCTATGTCAATACTGTCTATAGACAACCTATTCTGATAAATTACATTATCAAAAGTTCCTAAATTAATAACTTGTCCTGTGCTTGAAATTGTATCTGAGGAAAGTGTTAAGTCGCCGATAGTAGCGACACTTTGTACTAGTAAATCATCTGATCTTATAGTTCCTAGTACATCTAACTCATATCGAGGATTAGTTGTTTTTATGCCAACCTTCTGATTTGTAACATCTAGATATAATAAGTTCGTCTCAAAAGCTAAATCCACTCCGTTACGAAGCAAATTGTGCTTTAAGAGCGGACCTGATATACGACCAACAGCCATCTCTTCTCCTCAATACGGGGATCCTGTCCCTCTAGCCTAAATTTTCAGCTTGCGCTCTTTGCTGGCTAACCACAGTTTGACCCTGCAAGTATGGTCGTACTTTGCATTAATAGTATTTATCGTATTGAGAAAATAAGTGCTTATTACCCAAAGATTAGAGTATATTCTAAGATAAGATCATCCATTTCTTCGGGACTAATAGATGCGCTTGTACCTGCTGCACTTACAAAGGTACTGCCGTCCCATGCTTCTAGAACTTGAATGTCAGTGTTCCATCTCATCATACCAACTTCTGGTGTAAATCCTGGTTGCTCTGCTGTAGTACCTGAAGGAATTTTTAATGCACCAGTAGTATTAAATTTTGTTCTGCCGCGGCTTGTATTTTTAATAGTTAATACATTTCCTGATGTGTTTTGTATCAATTCTCCGGACAAAGTAATATCGTCAATAACAAGATTTCCTGTTCCGTTAGCACGTAGTTCTAGATCTGCATTTGAATTTATTGTTGTAACTATATTGCTATCTATAAAAACATCGTCAACAGTTAATCCACTAATGGTTATATTATCATTATTTACAGTTGCACGAAGATTCCCTCCAGTTACTAATGTAATTGTATTGTCCGTAGGATGAGCTGTAACGCGAGTACCTCTATTATCAGAATAAATACCACCAAATGAAATATTATTTTGATTATATCCTTCAAAACTTGATGTTATACTATTATAACGAATGCTATAATCTATATTTGGTCTTTCAGTAGACAAGCCAAAAGGTAGTTGTATTGCTGATGTACTAATTATATTAATATTATCTGTTGCCAAAGTTATATCAGTTAAGCTAGTTGTCAAGGTATCAGAATTAAACAATAATTCTTGTAATTCTATATTACTGTTATCAAAAGTTCTTAACTCTAAATTAGAGTTGCTTTCAGTAGTTCTAATAACATTGTCAAAAATTTCAATATTAGAACTTATCAAAGCATTATTAAACTCAAAATTAGATCCTATAACTATATTACTAGAAGTTAAATCAGTTGCTTGTAAATTATTAGTAACTTCTAAGTTATTTGTTACTATATTACCAACACCATTTGCTGATAGTTCTAAATCACTGTTTGAGTCTGTAGTTTCAATAAAATTATCGTTAAACAAAATGTTATCAAATTGTATTTCACTTTCTATATTTGTTGAACTTACAGTAACATTACCTATAACATTTAAATTACCTTGTTGAGTTGTATTTCCTGTTAGTGTTATATCTCCAACAATGTTTGTATTTTTTAAATTTGTTATTCCATTAACAGTTAAATTGTTTTCAATAACTACATTTTCTGGCAGTCGAACTATTTGGTTTTCCGAAGCACGTAATTCTAAATTTGCATTTGATATTGTAGTAGAAATAAAATTATCGTCAATTTCTATAATGCTGTCAGTAATTACAATTTCATTAAGATTTAAATCTTGTTGTACTGTAATGTTGTTAGAAATAATACTAGCTGCAAATAAATCTTGTTTTGCTCGCATATTATTATTAGGTACTAAAATGTTTGCTGTTGAGTTTGCACGTAATTCAAGATTTGGACTATCATAATCGCCAAAGAATAAAACTGGATTAAAATATCCAGGAGTAGCATTTTCTAACGAAAGAATTTCTTCAGTAATAGGTTGTATAAAAGCATTATATTCAGGATCAGGAGTCTGACCATTTACAACATACTGCAACCAAGCAATATAATCTGTAGTAGTTAATGTTCCGCTTTGGTTAACATCTACATAATTATTGTTTATAAAAAAGTTTACAAGATTTTTGTCTTGTTGATCTGTATAATCTGCTGCTGTTGCTCCGTTAACTATTGATTGTATAATTTTAGGAATAGAAGAATTATCTGAAGATTCTGTTGATAATCTTAGGCCTTCTGCTGTATTTTGTAGTATATTATTATCAATAGTTACTACAGGACCGATAAAATCACCTGTAGCTGTAAGTCCTCCAGCAACAACAGTATTTCCAGTTTGCGTTATATCTCCTGTTTGAGTTATATTGCCCGTTAAGTTAACATCAGTATAGTTAACATCAACAGGAGTAAAGGCAGTAACAAATCCGATATCTTCAAATGCAGAAATATTGTCCCATTCAACAATAGTATCAACAGCACGGAAAATAATATCAATAGATGTAGTTTGTGGAACAAATGATGCTGTTAGCAATTGATCTGCAACTAGACCAGTAGTTTCATTCCATTCAAATAATGTACCAACACCAGATTCGAATATTCTTAAATAAAATGCATTTGCATTTGAAACACTTCTAAACTGTGCTTCAAAGTCATATGTTTTTCCAGGTTCGACTACAATCTCTTGTGATACGTTACGTGCAGCACCTGTAGCATCAATTCTTAAGTTTCCGTTAACAGATGAAGCAGTGCCGCCACCTGCTTGAGCCCAACCATTTACATTTGTATTAAATGTTCCATTAATTACAAGCTCTGGGCCGTACTCATATGTTGTTGCACCATTTTGTAAAAAGGTGTTTTTATTAACTACTAAATTATTTTCTAAATAAGCAGGACTTTCGATGTTTATAAATCCAGTTCCGCTTGCTCTTAGTTCTAAGTCTGCATTAGAAATATTTGTAGTAATATAATTTTGTGTAATGGTTATATCGGTTAGATCTGCATAATTAAATGCTGTTTGTAATGAAACATTTATATTATTGCTAGTAATATCATTAACTAATAAATTATTATTAACTTCCACATCATTAGGTATTAATACTTTGCCAGTACCGCTTGCACGTAATTCTAAATCTGCGTTTGAAGTAGTTGTAGTAATTACATTGCCATCAAATAATATTTCTTCAAATTGTACTGCACCAGTAATGTCTAAATCTCCATCAACATAAAAGTTTGTTGCAGTTCTATTACCGGTTTGATTAAATGTTCCTGCAGAATTAAAAATTCCTTGAAAATTTGTTGACTGTAAAGTAGTAAGACCATTAACATTTAAGTTATTATCAATTTGTACATCGTTACTAGGAACATAAATTTCTCCAATTCCACTTGCACGTAATTCTAAATTTGCGTTTGATGTATCAGTTGTGATAACATTTCCATCTATACTAATGTCTCCAACTTCTGTTTTGTTTAACCAAGCATTTAGCCAAGGACGCTGTACTTCTCCTAAACTATGTACAGTATGTTGATGAGGATTAAAATCTTGTTCAAATTCCACATTGAACACTAACCTGTCAGCAGCAGTATCTCTACCAGGTTGATCACCTGCAATATTTAATGTGCCGCCAAAACTAAAATTATTAATAATATTTAAATTGCCGTTAACATTAGTATTATCGTTAAAATTAATAGTGTTTGTTCCGGCATCTAAATTTAATTCGTCAACTACACTTACAATTTCGTTATCTGATATTCTTATATTTCCAGTTGTTATATATGCGCCATCAATAACACTTGTTCCGCCGGGTGTATTAACAACTAACCCAGACAACGTTTCAATATCACCTGTATTAATGTTTAAACTTGTATTACCTGTTTCAAAATTTACAAAGAAATTATCGCCAACTCTAAAGTTACCAACTTGGTCTGTGCTTACATAATGAATTTGTCCTGAGTTTAATTCTACTACTTCATTTGCTTGTACAACTAAATCTAAATCGTTTGTTCTATCAGATCCTGCACCTATATACGCAAAGTTATGCTGTATCAGATACATTAGAGTATCAGCACCGTCTGCTACTGCACCGTATGTGCCGTAAACGTTTGCTGACCCAATTGAGCGCAATTCTGCACCATATATTACTGTGCTGCCATCTTCACTTGTTCTGCCAGTTGCACCATTAAATGCATACAATCCTCTGTTTGCGAAATATGTAAAACTGTTTAGCCATTCTACTCTAACACCGTTTGTCATATTAATAACATCAGCATTAGGTGAAATAAATGTACAACTATGAAATAGCATAGTAGCATTAGGACTTGCAGCATTTAATTCTGCACCGTCTATCCAAGCCCCTCTACCTGCATCTCCGTCTCCTGGATTTGTTTCTTGTGTTAGTACCGTTACATTTTGAATATAAGGACTGCGTTCGCTCATTACAGCATTAGGTGCAAATCTAAATGCATATCCTTTATTGTTTACATTGTCATAGTAATGATTTTGAATAGTTAAATTAGCAATATTAGTTTTATCATTTAAATGAAAAACATCTTCACTCTGACTACTGGTATCTGGGGTGATAATAACATTACGTATGTCAGCACCAATAACAGATACATTAGATGGAACAACCAAAGGTAATGCTTCTTGATACTCTCCTGGTGATACTATAATTGTAAATGGCTGATCTCCACTAGCTTCTGCTTTAGAAAGTGCAGCCGAAATAGTTGCCATCGGATCAAGATGATGATCACCACTATTATCGTCATTCCCTTCAACTGCAACAAATATTATGCCTCCGTGTTTTGTAAGAAGATTAACTCCGTTTAGGAAATATGCTTGTGTTCCTACTAATTGTCCGTTTAATAAATTTGTATATATAGAATTCCATATTTTTTGATCAGCACCTAAATTGTAAGTATCTGTAATATCAGGAATAATATCAGAGTTAATGTCAGAATTAAATGTTACATCATCTGATGCTTGATCACCTAGTGTAATAGTTCCTTCAAAGGTAATATTACCCGGAGTATGCATATTACCAAAAACTTGTAAGTCTGCTTTTGTATCTGTAGTTGAATCATCATTTAAAAATCCATTACCGACTCTAACAGTTCCTGTTCCGTTAGGAGTAATATCTATGTCAGCATTTGATTCTACAGTTCTAATTGCATTATCATTAATTCTTATAGTACCATTATCTAATGTACTAAAAACAACAGCATCAGCTGCGTTTAAATAAAGATTACCTATTGTACTAAGTGTATTGTTATCAATAGTATATCCTGCTATATTAGAGAAATCGCTAATTAAATTTGTTGTTTGAAAAGTTTGAGATATTTCTAAATCAGTAGTTGGTGTAGAAGTATCAATACCAATCTTACTATTGTTAACATCTAGATATAAGAGCTGATTAGTATTAAGATCGTTGCGAAACGCAAGATCAATGCCATCACGCAATAAGTTATCTTTTAAAAGAGGACCGGATATTCTACCTACTTGTGCCACTCATATTCTCCTTGACACAGTATTTATTGAATTTACTTGTCGAAATTATGTAGTACTGTTACAGGTTTGTTTAAGTCTACTGCTGAAGTAAATTCTAAATAGTAGCCTGTGAGTCTTGCTAAACCTGTTGCATCAGCAGTTCCGGCAGATGCTGCTGTAAATGTTGTTCCAGGATTATTATCTGCTGCACCGTGTTCTGAAACATAGTCTGTTACACCTGTTGCAGTAATAATATATTCTTCACCTATAACAAAGTTTCCTGACTCAACTTCTTGTCCAGTTCCTGTTGAACTTGGATTTTGAATTAATGTATAGTTAGTAGTTGATATTTGAAAAACGTTTTCAACAAATACTAAAACGTTTTGTGCTGCTGCTGGTGCAGTATATATTGTATTAGGGTCTTGACTATCTAGTGGACCAAATAGTGTAATAGTAGCATCACCATTACCTAAGTTTTGTTGTACAATACCAGGATCGTTATTTGGCTCTTTGTATCTTACACTGCGCCATTCGCCTTCTGAACGTATTTCTAATTCATTTAAGTCAGTGTTATATCTCATGTGTCCGTCTACTGGAGTAGATATAAATTCCGCAGATGTGCCTTTTGGTACAAGCATAACGTTTGTAGTATCCATTATAACTTGTCCATTTATATCGTACTTTACGCCTTTACCGTAGATGTTACGTAAATTTGTGTTCTGCGCTTTTAATAATCTCATTATACTTCCAAGTAACTAACTGACACTGCTAAGTTTGCTGCGTTTGTTGCATCTCCTACAAACGATAATTTTTCACCACTTTCTAATACAACTTTTTCACTATCAAAAGTAAATGTTTCGCCTGCTGGCAAACTAAGTTCTCTAATAACACATGTTAATGCATTATTTAAAGGTTGATTATCTTTTAAGAAATGCATATCAAATGTAGCTGTTTCGTTTTCAGGTGATGCGCCGCTTGGTGAATATGTATTGCAAACCATTATACTTGTTATAGCATATATTTTATTCGCTGGTACAACAAGCACATCTGTTTGTGTATTTGTTAATGTTGCGTTTTCTAAAGCCATTATATTTCCTTAAAATAACATGCTATAAAGCAATGCTCTACTTTTACTTATTACTTCGTCTTGATAGTTATTTTCATTAACGAAGTATAACCCTGTTTTACCTGTTCCTTGTGCTTTCGAATATAATTTGATACCTTCTAACGGAGGATTAGGATCTAATAAAATATCATCATCACCAGGTGTTTTAGTTATTTCTAATGTATCTTTAATTTTTACAGAACCGATACCAGAACTTGATAAAACTAAATCATCATTACTTGACGATGTAAATATTTCAGTTCCTTTAATTTCAATATCTGCAAGATTTATTCTATTATTATAGAAATTAGTAATATTGTTGCCTTCAACGGTAATAGATATTTCTGATTCAGCAGAAACAGTTCTTCCTGAATTACTTACATAAAAACTTTTATCTGCACCAATTGAATTTGCATCAAATTCAAAAGATGTTGACGAAGGAACATCGGTAACTGTCCAGCTTCCTATTAACGATTGAAGAATTGCGTCATTAGGACTTGATTGCACTCCAGTTATAGTTACTGTATCGTTAATAGCAAAACCGTGACTGTTTTGAGTTGTTACTAGTGTTCTAGGTCCAACTCCGATAATATTTAAAATTACGTTGTTTTTATCAACAACTTCAATTGATGAATTATCTTCTTGGATTTTATCAATAACAACAGTTGCTAGACTATAATCAACAATATCTCTAACTGCTTTTGCATTAGGAATGTTATCATCGTCTTGTGTAATTTCATTAGTAATAGGATCTGGTGTAATAACACCGTTATCGTAATTCCAAATTTTTAGTTCATAATTGTTTGTGCCTGAAACACTTATAACTCCGTCATTAGTGTCAACATATAAATTATGATCTGATACTATACCCGAAGTCTTAATAGGAAGTATTTGTTCTGCACCAATATCTCCTTGGGTGCCTATCCAAGCACCTATTCCTGTAACTCCGCCTAAGTCCCAACCAATGCCATCGTCATACACCCATCTTGAATTTGCTAGAGATCCTCTTTCAATTTCTATTCCTGAGCTTCTAGGTCTATCTAACGATACAGGTAATCCTGAAGATGTATTTCCTGCACTTAAAAGAAGAATGTTATCGTCTATAGTAGCTATAATCGATTCAATTGTAGTTGTACCACCGTTTACTTCTAAATCACCTTTAACAACAACAGTTCCGCTCAAATTTCCTGTTGCGTTAGTTGTATCAAGAGTGATGGTTCCGCCGTCACCTGTTATTATTCGATAATCTGTATCTGTGGTTCTTATAATCTTTGGCATTCGAAATTCCTAAAAAGGGGCATTAAGCCCCTTAGATTAGATTGCAGTTAATACTAGTACGTTTGCTGTTGAATCGTCAGTAACAGTCCATGTATAACGATTGTTATTAAAATCAAACATTGTACGGTTGTGTACTTTACGAATGTTTACAGCACTTTCTCCGGCTACAAAACCTTGTAGAACCATTTCGTTAGCTGCTAGTGATCCAATTGCTTTGTCAACTAGTGTACATACACCTGTGTTACCTGATGTTCCATCTGGATCATCGTGACAGTTAAATTTTGTTTCTGAGCGTTGTGATAAAATTACACCGTTGCCAACTGCTGCGTTAGCACCAATTTTACACATTACTGTTAGGTTATTACCTTCAGTACCTGCTGAACCTTCAGTAGCACCAAAGTATCTTTTGTTTAATGGGCGTCCCATAATTATCTCCTTTGTTTAATCATTGCCGTTCTAGGGTCTACGCGGTGAGTTTCCGCATAAGTCCTCAATAGAGGCTCCTATATGACAATAGTATTTATCCAAAGAGAAAAAAGCCCGCACAGTGGCGGGCTCTAAGAATAAGCAAAATAGGTAGGACTCGGTTACACCTACAAGCCGCGGACCAAATACCATTTCATCTCCGCAACAACCTGCTTCCGCTCGGTAGAGCGATGTGACACTGCCTGTTTCCAGTACAACGCCTGGGTACCACCCCTAAGCAGTCAAGTTCGACGCTCTGGTAAACGCCTCTTCCTTGCACTATAAACATTGACTAGCTAAGTCTTTGTTGCTTATGTTATTAATATAACATCTTTTTAGTAAAAGTCAATAACTTTTTTGTCCAAAATATAAAAAACCCGCCGAAGCGGGTTATTCACAGTCTTGTGTTTCTAAAAGTCTGTGCATGTAATCTACTTGTTCATTACATACATTGTTACTTCGAAACCAAAACGCATTTCTGTGTATGACGGTTTTGTCCACATATGTTTTCTCCTAGTTAGTTAATAAAAACTACTCTATTATTTAAACACATTTTTTAATAAAAGTCATACGTAAAATCATTAAATTTTAGTCATAAAAAAAGGGCGACTTGCGCCGCCCTTTAGTGTAGTTATAAAATAACTATTAGCTGAAAGAAAGGTTAGCTGAATTAACTTCAACGCTTTCTAAGTAGTCAGCTGCGTTACCTAGAGATGATGCTGTGTTGTTTAGCTCAACATATCCGTAACGTGTCATGAAGCTCACGACTGGTTCGAATGTTGTTGGATCTAGTACAACACCACTGCTCATTAATGGAATGTATGGGCAGTAGAATGCAGCAGCATCAGATTCGCTAGAACCTTTGTAACCAACTAGCACATCGTCATCAGCAGCATATGTGTTAACATATACTTTCATTGCGTTGTTTAGAGTACCAACCATCTTAGTGTTAGTTGGTGCTTCGAAAGAACCTTCAGTAGTTCTTGCAAACGCAGAAGTAGTTGCTGACTGTAGAACAGTTAGCATTGCTGGTGAAACAACAGCCCAGTTACCTGCGCCACGGCGTGTACGCTGTGCGATTCTGTTTGCAGCTCTGTTAATTAGAACAGCTAGTGCAGCATGTTCGTCACCAACGAAAGTTGCAGTACCGCTAACAGCAGCCTGGTTGTAGGTATCTGTACCTGTACCTGCTAGTGATTTAAGAGATGATAGTACCTCTTGATCGATTTCAGCAGTAATTTCTTGTGCTAAAGCAGCCATAATTTCTGCTTCAACGTCGATGCCATGCTGTGACTGAGCGTCTTGAGCAGACTCAAAAGTCCATCTTGCGCTTAGTTTACGAGTTTTGGCTTCAACAGTTTGCTTCAAGATTTGGATACTTAGTCTGTTTCCAGCAGTACCTTCTTTAGAAGCAGTAGCGTCTGCTTTACCGTTTGCGTTACCTGAGTAACCTTCAGCAATTTTGAATGGGCTTAGTGCCTCTTCGCCTGCTGTAGTTGATCCACCTGCTGTGCCTGTAAACGCATCTGCGTAACGAACACGTAGAGTGTGAATTTGACCAACTGGTCCAGTCATTGGCTGAACACCAACAATCTCGTTTGCAATAACTGTTGGCATTACACGTCTGATAACTGGTAAAATAACTCTGTTTAGAGTTGCAACATTACCGGCAGAAGTAGCTCCAGCTGTAGCACTTTCAGACAAATACTTGCGAGTATTTTCTAAAGTTGTTTCCATCACAGATTTTTTGTTACCTGTTAGGCCTTCAACTAGGGCACTTTTGGTCTCCTGCCAGCGACTTTCTAGTAGTTCTGACATTTTATTCTCCTTAAAATTATATTCCAGCTAGACGCTTAAATTCAACCAAGTTGTCCTTTGCGTCTGCTTGTCTACTAACGTTAGTTTGTGAAACTTGTTCACGATTGCCTGTGATTTCTTTGCCTTCTGTGATAGTTGCCTTCTTGGCTGGAGTGTTACCGTCAATTACTGCCGGTAGGTACTTGTCAAACGCTGAACGTAGTTTAGCTGTTTGAACAGATTCCAGTAAATCCATCATGATTTCTTTCTGATCCTTACTTAAAGGTCCAGTTAGTTCATTTAAAACATCTTTGCGCTCTGCTGCTTCAACTAAACGCTTCTTCTCAGTTGCCTGATCTTCTGCTAGTTGCTTCGCTTTTGCTGCAAATGCTTTTGCTTCTGCTAATTGAGCATCTTTTGTTGAGATAACTTTCATTAGCTTGGCTGCTTCTGACTTCTCATTTAAGTAAGAGCCAGCGTATTCAGAAGCAAATGCTTCGAATAGTTTGCGACCGAAGTCATTTCTACGTGCTTCTTCAATATCTTCTTTAAGTGCAGAAATCTCTTTATTAAGAGTTTTTCCAACTGTATCAGATACTGCTTTAGCACTTCTTTCGATAAAGGTTTTCTTAACCTTCGCGAAGTGTTCCTTAGCTTCACGTACTAGACGTACTTTTGTTTCAGCTAAGTCTTTTTTGTCTTCATGGAACTCTGCAATTTCTTTTGCAAGTGCTTCAACAACAAATTCTTCAAGTTTTCCGAAGTTTTCTGCCATTGCTTTTTGATCTTCATGTAGCTCGTTAACTTCTTTAGTTAACTGCTCCATAACAAAACCTTTTAGTAAGTTTGCGTCTTCGCGCATTTTTACTGCATACTTTGCACGGGCTTCGGCTAGTTGCTTACGATCATTAGCAAATTCAGCAATTTCGTCTGCTAGACGCTCAGATACAAGCGCATCAATGGCTTCAACCATTGTTGACTTGTCATGCTCGTATTTCTGAGCAAACTCTTCACGTAATTCAGCAGTTACTTGTTGGCGATTCTCTTTGATCTTCGCGTCCCAAGCTTCTTGAATTTCGTTGCGCACTTCTTCTGAAACTACATCGTTTTCAAAAAGTGTTTTTAGTGCATCCAACATAACATTTTTCTCCTTAATTATTGGAGTTTGTTGATTATATTAACCAACGATTCCTTTAGATACTTTTGTGCCTTTTCATCATTTCTTGTTGCCTGTGCTAATTCATATGCCTTATAGCCGCCACGTGCATTCATTAAATGCTCGTAGATTGGTGTAGGGTATGCGCCCGGAGCACTTGGTTGTGCTACTACGTCTACCGTAATTATTTCAAAATCGGAAACTTGATTGCTTCCGTCTTCGCTTACATTACCAGAACCTCTAGAGCTAACGCCAAGTTTGACGCCAGCTTCTAGCATAGTTCTTACTAACTGCCCCATTGGGGTGGGTAAAATTTTTAACTTACCATAACCGTTTGGTCCATCCATCCACATATCTGTAATCATATGGCTTACACGGTCTAAGTTAATGTTAAGGCCTTCTGGATGATCAACCTCTCCGAGAACACTATATCCTCCGCTTATTTGATCATTGAGAGTTTTGACAGCCCTTCCAATCTCGTTTACAGGATATACACGCTGGTTTGCATTACGCACACCGCCTTGTATGCAGATGCCTTTCATATAAAGGTCTTTGCCCCCGTTGGGATTTTCGGTAGACTCAACAACCATATTAGCTTGGTCGAATGTCAAATGCTCTCGTAAGTTTCTCATTCAAACTTCCTTATTATTTGCCAACTACAGATTTCTTGTTGTCAGCTGCTTCGCCTGCGCCTTTTTTCTCAGCGCCGTGGCCTTTTGGCTCACCTGTCATTGACTTAGAAGCCTTACCGCCTGGAACATTTACGTTGCCTGCGCTATCTTCTTTTGCAGAGTCTGCTTTGCTGCCTGCTTCTTCGCCACCTTGTGCTAAGTTGCCAGCGTCACCGCCCATGTCATTAGCACCTGCTACTGGTGACTTAGCGTTTGCGCCGTTGTCGCCCATTTTAGCAGTTACTTTTTGAACATACTCTTTCATTACATCAATGTCTGACTTAGGACCTTTAGATTCTTCAACTTCTTCAGTTGCTTCTTCTTCAACTTCTTCATCAGTTTCTTCAGCTTCGCCAAAGTTTAGAGCCTCCTCAGGAGCCTCTTCTTCATCACCAGCTTCCATATCGTCTCCAGCTTCGTCTTCTCCGCCTTCATCGCCAGCCATCATTTTTTCAAATTCAGCTTTTAGGTCATCTAGTGCATCTTCTAGGTCTTCAACGCGGTCTTCCATGTCGCCATTTTCTTCACCTTCGTCGTCACCTTCATCTTCATCGTCGCCTGCTTCGATGTCTGCCATCATATCGTCAGCTGGGTCACCGCCCATATCATCGTCGCCTTCAACTTCAAATTCGTCTAAGTCAAAGTTTTCGTCAACTTCTTTGTCATCACTTGACTCGTCAACTTCTTCGTCATCACTTGACTCTTCAACTTCTTCGTCAGTAGCTTCGTCAACTTCTTCGTCAGTTGATTCTTCAACTTCTTCGTCTGCTACTTCTTCTAAATCATCTTCTAATAGTGATTCGTAGATATCTCTTGATTTTTCAACTACGATCTCGTGGAAAAGCTCTTCAGCACCTGCTTTATCTTCATTGATTAGGCGCTCAAGCATTTCTTCAAATTTATTTTGATCTGCCATTGTTTTCTCCTATAAAAGTTATACCTATGGTAAGGCTGTCATTATTATTTAGTATAATGGAGAAAATATACGTAGATATAGGCGTTTTTTACGCTCTTTTAGAAATTTACTACCTTAAATTGAAGATTTCTTTGAAATCTGCAACTAAGATATTGTTTAAGTTGTCTAATTTATTTAGTTCTGGAGGCAAATAATTATCTGGCTGTATTACTCTTACAAACTCAATGTGTGGATTTTCTTTAATTACTGAAACAGTTTGCCTAAGCCAATTACCAAAAAAAGTAGCACTATCAGACTCTTTTTTGTAATTCATAGTGTTTGCATATATGTTGTTTAAGGTTTTACCTTCGTTTAACCCCTTATAATCAAATCCTAATATGTATATCCGTTGATATCCGTGTTGTGCTGCAAGCCATAGTGCAGTAGGACCACTACTCCATCCTTTTCCAGGATTAAAAAAATTTAAGTTTCTAATACCATCAAAAGATCTATTAGGATTAGTCCAAACTGTATTCTTATGTTGATATCCAGATCTATTAATTTCTAAAATCATTTTTACATCAACTGCTACTAGATAATCAGGAGTAAATGTTCTATATACAGCATTACATGCATATATTTTGCCGCACATTGATAATTGAGGTAAGTCAATAGACTGTCTACTTGTGCCATTACCTAACACAAAGCCTACTTTTCCTTTATTTGATCTTTTTAATAGTTCGTTTAAGGATACAGTATGTTCTTCAATAAGACGTTCACGCTTAGTTTTACGTCTAGCGTCTCTTACTTTTTTCCATTGTTCTTTGGTGTATCCGGACTTCTCTAATTTTGGCACTAAACTCCACCCGCTTCAGCGTTAGATGCTATACCGTACATTTGACGTACAAAGTCAAGCTCTTTTGCTTGCTCTTTAGTATGTAGCTCTGCCGCTTTGCGAACTTTGTTTATTTGACGAAGTGTTAGACGTGTTTTACGTGTATCGTCGTACTTTAGAGGTGACTGATCATCACGCTCGTCGTATAGATCGTCTTCGATAGTTTCAAAGGTTTCTTTATCGTAGTAAAACAATTCACGTAGTATCATGTTAGTATTTATATCGTTTGATCAGTAGTTGCCGGTGCTGGTGCTGTTGCGCCAGCTTCAGGTGCTGGTGCCATTTCATCGCCGCCCATTTCCGGTGCTGGTTCTTCGGTAGATGTATCTTCTATTCCGCCGAGGTCTGCACTTATACCTGCTGAACTAATTCCTGCGCCACGCATTTCGCCAGCAGCATCAGTATTCATAGGTTGTAGTGTTTCGTCATTTTCTTCACGCCATAAACGTTCGTTTTCTGCAATTTCTTCGTCTGTCATGCCTAAGAAACGTTTCATTGCAAAGCGATTTGAAATATAAGGTATAGCACTCATTTGTGTATATGTTGGTACACGAGCATTATCAATTTCACTTTGTCTATAACTTGCAAAGTTTTGTGGTGGTTGGAATCTAACATCAAACATTGCTGTGTCAATGTTAACTCCTTTTTCTAATAGATAGCGTTTAAATTCTTGATTAAATTCTTCAATTAATAAATTTTGTAGTCTTTCACAGTATGTATTAAAACGTAGTTCTTGAATATATGCAGTACCTACTCTTCCGTCACTATATTGTGCTTGTCCGTCATCTGGCCCAGTTGGAAGGTAACTTGAAGGGATACGCAAACCTCTAACAAGTTTATTAGTAAAATATCTAAGATCATCAATTTCACCTAAGTTTGTACCGCCTGGTAGTGTTTCAACTTTAGATCCACGCCCTTCAGCAGTTTGAGGGAAGAAGTAGTCTTCGTTGATTGACAGAGGGTTGTATGCAGAGTCTATAACATTCTGACCGCCGCCTGTTTGTGATGGGATACGTCTTTGATGTATTTCTGTTTTAACACGTTCGACAAATTGCATAGCAAGGTGTGAAGGCATGTTACCCACATCAACATAGAATACTCTACGTTCTGGAGCTCTTTGAACACGATAGATAATAATCGCATCTTCGAGCAATTCTTTTTGTTTGAATACTTTGAATACTGTTTCTAACAGACTGTTACCAAATGGATAATTTAAATCTAACCCTTCTGATAAACTTAAATGTACAACGTGTTCTGCATCAACTGCGATTTCATTTTCGCCTTGTTGGAATCTGCCACCACCTGCTGCGGTATTTGTGTTTCCAACCATTCCACGAACGCCGCCTGTTAGATATCCGTCACCGCCGCCTGTTACATTTCCGTTTGTTTGGTATGGTGTTGTTGCAACCATTTCTTTAAAATTTAAATTAAAGTCTTTAACCATGTATTGTTCAGGTGTTTTACCTTCACTTTCGTTTACAATGATTTTTGTAACTTTACCAGGATCTACGTGAAATAGTCTTTTTGTTTCTGGATCTCTAATGAAAAACTGATCGCCATACTTAAACGTATTACGCAATATACGGAACATGCGTGTTTCAAAATTTTGTAACTTACACCATTGTTGCAAGTATTGCTGAATAATTGTAATTTCTGAGTTTGTTGCTTTAGTTTTAAAGTCAATTAAAAATGGTGTTTTATTTTGTTTGTTTTGTTGTGTTGTAAATTCAGCAAGAATATCAAGTGCAGCATTAACTTCTGAATCCATATCCATAGTATTATATTGTCCGTAGCGTTCAATACGATTTGGACTACCTACATATACATCTGGAAGATATGATGAATAATTCGAACGAGCTGGACCTGCTTGGTTTCCTGA